AATTTATTAGAACCTGTCCCATATTATATGAAGGATGATAGGATGCGATACCTATAATGTCTCAAGCATTTGGATTTAGTTGTAAAGGTGGATTAAATACAAACTTAAATCAGTTTGAATTATTAACTACGCCCGGAGCAGCAACAGAACTACGAAACTTTGAAGTAGATTCTGATGGTGGATATAGGCGTATAAATGGTTATGTAGCTTTTGGAGATAATAGACCAAATAGTTCTAATCGTGTTTTAGGTTTAGCGGTTTATGGTGATGGACTTATTGTTTGTTCAGGCACAAACATTTATTTTACATTAGATGGTACTACATACTTACAGATAAATAGAGCAAGTGTAGATTCTGGTGGAGACAACTACTCTACTTTTACAGGCCGTTCTGCGTCAGCACGAACATCTCAAGGACAATGTTCTATTTCAATATTTGAAGGTGCTACAACATATGGAGAAGTATTCATATGTGATGGAGCAAACAAACCTTTTTATTTTAAAATGACAGGTTCAGGAGCATTAAGCGGTAGAACTTTTTTTGCAAAAGAAGTAACTGTCAGTAGTACAGTAGCACCAACAGTAGGTGTAATACACGATAAACATTTTGTAGTGGGTGGAGCAAGTACAACAGCAAATACCATTTATTATAGTGGTACATTAGATCCTGATGATTTTACATCTACAGGATCAGGAACAATACAATTAGAAGATCAAGTAATAGGATTAAAAAGTTTCCGAAACGAATTATATATTTTTTGTACAAACAGTATATTTAAATTATCGAATATAAACATTAGCGCAAGTATTGTAGTGACCCCTGTTGCAAAAAATGTCGGATGTTTAAGTCATTATAGTATACAGGAAATAGGAGGTGATCTAGTCTTTTTAGCACCAGACGGTATTCGTAGCGTTGCAGGTACAGCACGAATTGGTGACGTTGAATTAGGATCTGTTAGTAGGCAAATACAATCAGTAATTTCAGAAATTGCAACAAGTATAAGTGGGTTAACTATTTCAAGCTGTATTCTAAGAAGTAAAGCACAATACAGATTATTTTATGCTTCTTCAACTGCCGGAACATCTGCATCAAAAGGAATCATAGGTACACTAACGGCTAATGGATTTCAATGGTCAGAAACAAGAGGTATTCAAGCTCCAGCTTTAACATCAGGTTTTAATAATGATGGCGTAGAAAAAATCTTTCATGGCGATAATAGTGGTTATGTTTATACACATGATTCAGGAAATGCTTTTTATGAAGGAGGTTCAGCTTTAGATATTGAAGCAAAGTATCAATCACCTAATTTTGATTTTGGTGATGCAGGTACACGTAAAACATTAAAGTATGCAAAAATATCAATAACACCAGAAGGTTCAGTAGAACCATCTTTTAGAGTACGGTATGATTATGAAGATAATGATATACCTCAACCAACAGAAACATCAATTTCAAATATTTTACTACCTTCATTATTTGGTAGTGGTATATTTAATACTTCACAATTTGGTGGTTCTACTGATCCAATGGTACGTAAAACAATTACAGGTAGTGGACACTCAGCAAATTTTAGAATTCGTAGTAGTGATCAAAAATCATCATATTCTATAAATGGCATGTATATAGATTATGTACCTTCAGGTAGGAGATAAATAATGGCAGGAACTAGCTATACAAGACAAAGTAGTATGTCAGATGGAGATACTATAACAGCTGCTTTGTTCAACAATGAATTTAATCAATTATTAAATGCATTTTCATATGCTTCATCAGGCACAACAGGACACCAACATGATGGTGGTGCAGGTGAAGGCGGCAACATAGAAATAATTGGTGATCAGGATTTTCTTAATAAGATAGTTGTTGATGGTACTAATAACCGTTGGGGTTTCTTTGTACAAGTTTCTAGCTCTGCTGTAGAACAAATACGAGTACAAGATGGTGCTATAGTTCCTGTAACTGATAATGATATTGATTTAGGTACAAGCTCTTTAGAATTTAAAGATGCTTATTTTGATGGAACAGTAACAACAGATGCTTTAGTTGCAGATACTGCTGATATAAATGGTGGTACAGTTGATGGAGCAACGATTGGTGCAAGTTCTGCTACGACTATTGTTGGTACAACTATTACTGCTAATACGGCTTTTGTGCCTGATGCAAGTGATGGTGCAGCACTAGGAACAACATCTTTAGAATTTAGTGATCTTTATCTTGCTGACGGTGCTGTAGTTTATTTTGGTGATGATCAAGATGTATCGTTAACGCACGTAGCTGATACAGGCGTATTACTTTCAAGCACAGATCAACTTCAGTTTGGTGATAGCGGAACATATATTTATCAATCAGCAGATGGCGTATTAGATTTAGTATCTGATACTGAAATTGAATTAACGGCTACTACGATTGATATTAATGGTGCTGTTGCAATGGACGGTGCTATGACAGGCGGTACTAATATTACTATATCAGGTGAATTAGATGCTGCAACTTTAGACATTTCTGGTAATGCTGACATAGATGGCACATTAGAAGCCGATGCGATTACAGTAGATGGTACAGCATTAAACGAATACATAGCCGATACTGTTGGAGCAATGGTTGGTTCTAATACAGAAACAGGTATTGCAGTTACTTATGAAGATGGTGATAATACATTAGACTTTGTATTAGGTGCTGCTCAAACAACAATTACTTCATTATTAGCTACCGATATAAAAATTGGTGAAGATGACCAAACCAAGATTGATTTTGAAACTGCGGATGAAATACATTTCTATGCTGCCAACGTGGAACAAGTCTACTTAGGCGATAATATATTTGGGCCTCAATCTGATAGTGATGTTGATCTAGGTTCTTCTTCAATACGTTGGAAAGATGCTTATGTAGATAGTATTACTGTTACAGGCGAAATAGACGGTGTTACACTAGATATTTCAGGTAACGCAGATATTGATGGAACACTGGAAGCTGACGCAATTACAGTAGAT